TGGGAGTTGAAAATAGTAGTAAAGCTACAAAAGTTATTTAAAGTATCAAGGAATCGCGACGCACGCGATTACAACCTGAAGTTATATGTTTCGAGACTCGAGCTCCGAATTGTAAAGAGAAATGAATTTCTCTTTGTCTTTTGCCACGGTCACCAAAGCCTCGATCGCCGACAATATGTAAGGAAAACCGGATCTCACCACGATGACCGTCGCCAAAGCCTCCCTGTATGCAGCAACGTCGTAATGCGTCATAATGTCAGCAAAACTCTTCCAACGATTCTCGACTTCTTCCAGGAACTTTCTCGAGTCAGCGCACAAGAACCCGCGCGACAAAGAAAACATACGTTTCACCGGATCCGTCATCAAAACCAAGGTCTCGTCACCTCCAGGACCACACACAGGCACAACGTATTGAGAACATATATACCCGACAGGAGATCTGACGCACTTGACAGAAAAGCCAAAAACGTCCTGTAAATAGGTTTGAGCGTACGCCTGTGGTATGTCGTCCCGGTGTGAAGCCAGTAAACTATCGTCGCCCAAAGCTGCCAAATAAATGACGTCCTTCGCAGTAACTTCGAACGCTCTGATGAACGAGAATAAATTGACGATGGTGTTACCCAAAGTAGTGGTAGCCGTCCCCGACCTCCTCTGGTACTGCACCTCCGCCGAAAACCCCAATTCGCCAGCACTCACAGTAGCGTACCGACATGCATCCATCCACATCTCCACAAAGTCTGGAGGTAACCCCAACTGGAGAAATACCTCTTTCTCCAGTGCTGCCGCCTCCATATGTTGTGATTTGTCGAATTTTCCCAAATCCCCCTCGTAATGATGCACCTTTTTCGTCCTGTCTCTGAGAGCGTATGCCTTCTGCATATCTGTTTCCATTCCTGTTCTATCCTTGTTGAGTTGAATGATCACTTTCGGCCCGAACAAACGCAGGAACCTGGTGGCAGCCTCTACAAAAATTGGACTGAAAGCTGCAGTCAGATCGGCTTTATGATAAACCACAGTCTGCGGTTTAATCAACGAATCGTGTTCACCAGGTATGAGACTCGTCTTCGGGTCACGTTTTATCATCAACGGGTGTTTATTCAAGATAGCATCAGAAGCGAAATCTTCCGCGCAAGCAGCTATGAAACCAACCTTTGCACCATCAGCGCGAGCCACCCATCTACTCAACAATTCTTTGGAAGGAATTATCGGATTTGCCTTGTACGAAGCCAGCAACGCATCTGCATCTGCACTCATCAAACCACTCCTATACACATAGTCGAAGACATCTCGAGCTGTGTCTTCCGGGCCAGAATATCCAGACCTCTCCGGTACATCATTGTTCCGTTTTTCCCATGCGGCGACCGTAGCCTGCGTAGACAAACCCATACTGGGTCTTGCCGGCGTAATCAACTTGGACCGAACAATAGAATCCGGTTTCGGCATAGAAAAGAGAGACACGTTCATTCTGTTATTCATACCTGTCATGAAGACGCTTTGTTCCGTTGTGTGAAAAACCTCGACCTCCGCACCAGCAACACGGACACGGTTGTCAGGGTAAATCTTGTCAATGGCATCCTGCATATCTCCCAAAGGGTCTGCCACAGAAATCGGTGTCGCATCTGAAGGAAGCAACTCGGGCACCAATTTGTCGTCCAGTTTCAAGTCAGGCGGCCTATTCAGCTCGTAATCCATAAGATCATGTTTAGTCATCATAGCATCCACCAGAGATCGCTTCTCCTCCGAGAGGTAAACTGGATCGGGTTCAGCCGAATCTTCGTCGGCGACAAGATGCGCATCAACGCCATTGGAATCCCCTGCACCGCCACCAGAATCGGGAGGGTCACGTCTCGACGATGTTTCCTCCGGCACGACACGCTCCACGACAGATTTCTTCTTCATGTACATCTCGAACTTATTCAAAAATCCCGGCATATCCGCCATGTACTTTTCCGGTCCCTCGGGTTTAAAAGGAGACGGGTAGTCGGAATTGGAGTAAGAATACCACGTATACGATCTCTCCTCCTTCAAACCACCCGCCGGCACTTTCTGCACGTACGACAGAAACTCGGGTAACGGTTCGGCAATCGGTGTCGGATCAAATTTTCCCAGACGCGGCAAGATCGCGTTCACAAGAGCGACAGAAAGCTTCTTCACCTTCGAAACCACCAAGGCGCAAGCCAAAGGAACGAGATCTTCATGGCGCATGGCAGAATGTGTACGCAACACATTCACCATTTCGGTCACCGTCTTCGACTGCTCAAATCTAGCGCGGTATTGCATGAGATATATAGCCTTAACACCATCTGTAACCTGTTCCACCGAAAGACGATGTTTTGACTCACGAACAGAAGCACCATCGTTAACAACCGTAGTGGTGTGATCACGCAAAGTACGAAACAACTCTTGAACCGTATACTTTTTCGCAGGAAGAGCCATAGCCTTCGACTCGACAGCTTTCACAAGCGTGAGAGGCCATACAACTTCTTTTTGATCCCAAGCATACGCATTGTGAGCCCCGATCACCTTCGTTCGAAGGTCCCAGAACTTGATACGCACGTGCGGAGTCTGATCCGTCCTATCATGCTTGATGTGCAGAATGGTATCCCCCATGGGCTTCTCTTTCATGCGAGTCATCCGATAAATCAAGATAGGACCGTGCTTCGAAAACAACTCCCAAACGTACACTTCCTTCTCCACCGTAATAGACGAAGTGGTGACAATCTTCAACCACGCCTTGTGAGGCATGGACCAATTGTCCCCGCAACCCCCTCGCGGAATCACAGAAATAACGTCGCGGTCACGATCGACCACCCAATTCGCGTCCAAATCAGGAATATACCCAGTATCACGTGTGAGCATCTCAGTAACGAAGAAAATAATACCCAAAGCCCTATATGCGCCATGTTGACGCATGCCATAGGCAACCTGCTGAATGGGAATACTCACTTTCAAATGATTCACATGAACGGTAGAAGCCTTCTTTCGACACTCCAATGGATT